TTCTTCTGCCCATCTTGTCTGTGGACACCATACAATACCTGAAGAAAACAAATCAGCTACTGCATTAACTCTAGCAATCTTATCATTACCCCTACTAGGTGTATATTCTTGCACTGGTATTCCCATTTGTCTTAACTCAAATATTAATGGCATACCAGCAGCCTTAGCTTCTATAATAAAAGCGTCAGGTTTATAAAATCTGTATTTTTCCATAGCTTTCTTCTTTAACTCTGGAAACTCTAATCTCTCTTTATGTGCGTCTAATAAAATAACTTGTGGAGCTAATGTGCCACTATCTTCATCTTCACGATAAAAAACACCCCAAGTAGTACACGCAGAATAGTCAGCTCTTTGCGATTTTAAAAAAGCAGTATCCCAAGATTGAATAATAAACTCACATTTCGGAGGTTCGTTTTGATTCCATTCTCGCCACCACTCTCTCTTTATAATAGCTCCTTCCTCTGCAGTAGGATCTTGCTGATACTGAGCCATCCACTTAGCAGAAGGTAGTTCTGATCTTAGTGCTTCTAGTTCCTCTAATTTCCAGAACTCAGCCCATAAAGGATTACCTGATGGTAGTATTGCAGGTAATTCTATAACTTCCCATTCATCTGCACCGCCACGTTTAACACTTGCGTCAATTAATTGACCTGTTAGATCCCTGTCGTGCCATCTTGTCATAACTACAACAATAGATCCTTTCGGCTGTAAACGTTGTCTAGGTCCAGATGTGTACCACTCGTAGGTTTTATTAAAAACATTTATA